GACGGGCGCACCGGCGAGAAGCTGGTCTTCAGCAGCCCTCGGCCGACGTCGGTGCGGTAGTGCGCCGCCGCCGGCGTCGCGGCGTCGAAGGCCGCGCCCGAGGAATCGCCGTCGTCGGTCAGCCCGGCGCCGTCGCCGCGGTCGAAGATCTGCTCCGAGCCCTGGATGACGCCGTCGTGCAGCTGCCAGGCCTGGACGCCGGCGTTGACCTGGGCGCCCGGCACCATGGCGTTGAGGAGGTTGCCGTAGGCCAGGGGCTTGGGCTGGCCCTTCAGCCCGTCCGCCGCGCCCTCGTAGAGCACCCCGCCCACGCCGTTTGTGCCGGCGTAGACCGTGGCCTGGATCGGCTGGGCCAGCTCGGCCCGGTAGTCGTAGAGCCCGACCTGGACGACGTTCGGGCGGGAGCTGTCCACCGGGTACTGCGGGACGTCGCAGAGGCCCTTGAGGATCAGCGTGGCGGCCGAGAAGGCCGTGCCCTCGGTCCACAGCCAAACCGAGACCGCGCCCCAGGCGTAGCCCTCGTAGGTGTTCAGCGCCAGGTCCGCGTTGGCGAGCGTCATCAGCCCCACGCCGAGCGACGGGGTCAGGCTGGAGACGTCTTCGAACAGCCTTCGCTGCAGCGATGGCGCCTGGGTCAAACGGGCGTCGAAGCCCACGTTCGGCCGGGTCGCGTCGCCGGGGGGGAACGGCGCGATCGCGCGGTCGCTGAACCGCAGCGTCGAGGCGGCGCCCGCCGGCGAGGTGACGTCGATCTCGACCAGGAGCACCGTCATCCCACGGCCGCCCGCATGTAGACGTTCTGAACCCGGAGCTGGTCGGCCAAGTCGCGGGCCTGGGCGAGCGCCTCGGCCGACGCGGCGGCTTGGGCGTCCACGGCGCCGCCGATAGCCGCGAGCCCGTCACCGATCGCTTGCTGCACGGCCCCGACCGCCGCCACCAGGTCGGCGCGGGCCTTCTCGCTGGCGGCGAGCAGCTGCTCGGTCTGCTTGGCCTGGGCGTCGACGATGACGGTCTGCATGGCCGGCAGGTTGGAGATCATGACCGGCCTCGGCGTCTGAGACGCGGTCTCCAGGATGGCGCGCTCCTGGTCGGCGTTGCTGTTCGCCGTGAGGATCTTCAGCGCCTCTTCCATGGCGTTCAGCGGCAGCACAATCTCGGGCGGGGCGTTGCTGTTCGCCGCGCTGAAGCCACCGGCCAGGCCGGCCACGTCGCCGGTGACCTGGTTGAACAGCGCCAGGCGGTCGGCGGCCGAGGACGTGGCCGTGCGGTCGGCCGACAGCAGCCGGTCAGCGTAGCCCGTGAGTTGCGAGAGCGCGTTCTGATCCCCGCCCCGCGCGGCGGCCAGGTTGCGCCGGTAAGCCTCCAAGGCGGCCTGCCGCTGCGCCGCCGGCGACAGCTCGGCCGAGGCGCCCAGGCTAACCTGGTCGAGCCACTGGCGCAGCTGGCGTTTGCTGGCGTCGACCTGATCGGTGAACTGCTTCAGCGCATCGGCAGTCTTCAGTCGGCGCAGGGAGTCCAGCTGGCCGGCCACCTCGCCCAGGATGCCCAGGCCCTCGGCCTGCTTGGCCATTTCATCCACCGCGTCGTTGGCCTGCTTCACCGCAAAGGCCTTCGGATCGGCGAGCTGCAGGATCTGGTCGCCGATCGAGCCCTTGAGGCTGGCGATGTCGTTCAGCCGCTGGCCCGCGTCGCCCACCTGGTCGGCGAACCGCTTCATCACGTCGGCCAGCTCCAGGCCCTCGAGCTGGGTGAGCTGGGTGTTGATGGCCGCGAGCTGATCCGCGGTCAGGTAGCCCGCGTCGAACGCGGCCTGCACCTGGCCGCGACGGGCGGTCTGCTGGTCCCCGAGCTGGGAGGCCGCGAAGGCCTTGGGGTCGGTGTACTGCAGGATCTGGCGCGCGATGTCCTGCGGCAGCGCCTGGGCGGCGGTGTAGCCCTGAAGGGCGGTGGCGATATCGTCGAAGCCCTTCCCGGCCGCCAGCATGCTCTCGACAAGCTGTTTCTGCGTGTCGCTGACAAAGGTGGCGCCGGAAAGCACGCCCTTCAGCGCCGTCTCGGCCGCCGCGGCGGGATCGCCGACCGCGCTGCGCAGCTCCTCGCCCGACGACAGGAAAATGTGGGTCAGGTCGCGGGTGCCGAGGTCGAGGCCGGTGACCGTCTTCGACAGGTTGATGCCGGCGTCGCGCAGCACCTTCTCGCCGGCGAGGATCGCCTGGGACGCGCCGATGACCGCATTCTTGGTTTCGTCGGTCTCCTTCCCCGAGGTGTGGAAGGTGTAGCTGTCGGACGTCAGGCTGGTGATGCCGGCATGGTTCGAGGGCTTGGAGCCGAGGAACAGGGTGGCCAGCCCGGCGACGATGCCGATCGGCCCGGCCAAGGCCATCATGCTCGACGCGAGGGTCGCCAGGCCGAGGCCCGCGGCGCCCAGCGCGCCAGCACCGCCGGCCAGGATCATCTGACCGCCAACCAAACCCAGGGCTTGGCCGCCCAAGCCGGCGGCCATGCTGACGCCAAGGCCGGTGTTCACCGCCTTGCCGACCTTGCCCCCGACCAGCGAGCCGACGGCCGCGCCGGTCGTGATCAAGCCCCCGCTCAGGCCCTGCGCCTGAAAGGAGGCCTGAAGGGTCTGGATGGTTCGCTGCAGCTGATCGAACAGGCTCGCCCAATCGTGCCGACGGAACGCGTCCTTCAGCCCGGCGACCGCGTCCACCGCCTCGGCGATGCGCTTGTCGAGCTGGGTTTCCCGCTCCGCCATCTTCCGCTGAGCGGCGTGGATCCGGTCGAGGACGCCGAGCTGCGCCTGGGCGATGGCCACCTGATTAGCGTTGTAGCCGTTCTCGAGCGTTACCTGTTCGAGCTTGGCCCGCTCAATCGCCTGCTGGAGGGGCAGGATCTTCAGCTCGAGGTCGGCGCGCGCCGTGCTCGAGCTGAGCAGCGCGCCCTGGGCGTCGAGAAGATCGATCTGGGCCTGGCGCTGAGCGGTGAAGAGGTCGAGGTTCTCCCTCGACAGGGCCGCCCGGGCGTCGTCGTCGACTTTCTGCCCCTGCAGCTGGGCCACATGCTCATAGACGTGGCGCACTTGCTCGAGCTTGCCCTTGAGGATCTCCTTTTCCGGCAAGTCCAATCCCTTGGCGGCGGCGATCTCCGCCTGCTGACGCGTGATCTCGGCCTGCTTCACCGCCAGCTCCTGGGCGATGATCTCCTTTTGCAGGTCGGCGCGGGCGTTCAGGTCGGTGACCAGCGACAGCTGCGCCTGAAGCTCCGCGGCCTTGGCCTGGGCGATGGCCTGCTCGATCTGGGCCGCGCGCTGATCGCTCTGGTCGGCGGGGCCGGACCGGGTGCGGCCTTTCCCGGCGTTGCCGGCGTCCTTCCTGATGCGGTCCTCCCCGGCCCGCTTCCAGGCGTCCTGGAGGGTCTTCCCGATCCTGTCGACCCACATCTCTCCCTTCTGAGAGCCGGTGGCCCAGGCCGCTGAGGCGCCAGCAAGCATGTTGGCGGCGGCGCCCGCGTTCGGGTTGCCGAGCTGTGGCGCTGAGAACTGGCTCAGCTGGCCGAAGACCGGCCCGGCGCCTAGGCGCTTCGCGATGTCGTTCGATTGGGAGGTGAAGCTATTGATGCGTTGAATGGCGTAGTTGATCGCCGCCGTGATGCCGTCGATGATCTTCTGAGCGGTGGAGACCATAATGTCGGCCATCGCCGCCGGCAGCATGCTCCAAGTCGCTTTCACGACCTCCAGCGCGCCCGTGAAGCCGCCCACTAGCCCCTTCAACGCCGCGACCGCCCCGCGAGTGATCTTGTCGAACAGGTCCGAGAACCAGTCCCCGACCGGCTTGAGCGCGTTCGCGGCGGCATCCTTCAGGACATTGAACGTGCCTCGGAAGACATCGCCGATGGTGACGCCGGTGTCCGTGCCCTTCTCCTTCAGGCGCTGGAGCTGCTGTTCGGTGAGCCCCATGCCCTTGGTGAGGTCGCCATTCTCCTTGTTCAGGGCGCGCGCCGCGAGGGCCGCGCCTCCGAAGGCCGCCCCGGCCGCCACGCCAAGGGCCATCGCCGCCGGCGCCAAGGGGGCCAGCATCCCCAGCACGCGCGCCATGTCGCCGCCCATGGCCCGGAAGGCCGCGCCCATGGTCACGCCGTGGCGCCCCATCAGCGCCATCTCGTCGGCGATCTGCGGACCCTGCTGGATCAGGATCATCAGGGGGTTGAGCCCCATCGCTGCCGACACGCCGACGTCGGCGAACTGGCGCGAGAGCCCGAGGCCGGCGCGCGAGGCCGCGCCCATCGCAGCTCCGCTGTCGTTCGCCGCCTGAGTAAGGCGCCGCTGCGCCGCCGCGGCGGGATCCAGCGCGCCGGTCAGCGCCCGGGCCGCAGCCTCGACCTCGTCGATCTTGCGGGCCGTGCCGCCAAGGTCGCCGGCGCTTTGCCGGCCCGCCTCGCCCAGGCGTTCGACGGCGGCTTCAGCCGCACCGACCGCAGCGACCGCGCCGGCGGCCTGGCCGTCGAGGTTGAGCCGGGCGGTGATATCGCCGCTCACGACGCGCGCCTCGCCTGCTGAGACCAGGCATCCATCGCCTCCGCCTCCATGATGCGGATACGACGGAAGTCATCGGGGAGAGAAAGCGCGAGCTGCTCCAGCTCGGCGGTCTCGCGCACCACGCCATAGTCAAGCCCGGTGCGAAGGAGGCGGGCCTCCGTCATGGTGGAGAGCGCGACGCCGCGCCATTGGGTCTGCAGCGCCAGGAACAGCCGGACCGCCGCCAGGTTGGCGGGGTGCGGTCGGAAAGGCTCGAGGCGGATGGAGCGGACCGCCTCGGCGCGGGCCGCGGCGATCGCGGCCTCGCCGAAGCCGGCCTCTCGCATTTGGTCGAGGTTGCGCTCCAGGTCTTCGCTGGTGTGCTCGTCACCGATACGGCCGACCGCGATCAGGCGGGCGGCCGACTTCAGTTTTTTTCCGGGATCCCGGTGGCGAACTTGGTGTAGGCCGCGAGCAAGGCGCTGGAGACGTAGGGGCGCTGCAGCATCTTGGTGAGCAGCTCGTCGGTGAGGGTCTGCTCCTCGTTGGCCCCAAATCCCACGAAGAACTTCCGATAGATGTCCTCCGCAGGACCGTCCGCCGTGCGCAGCATGGCGATGGTCTCCGCCAGGTCCCCGTCCAGCAGGCGGAAGCGGGCGCTGAACCGCTGTTCCACGACCTTGCCGTTCGCCTGCGGCACCGAAACGACAACGGGCCAGTCCGCCTCGAACGGCTTGTCGAGGCTCTCGAAATCGAATTTGGCGGCCATGGTTCATCATCTCCCTGCAGGGCCTTTGAAGTGCATGTGAAGGGCGCGCGAAGCCTGGCTCCGCGCGCCCCGAAACGGGCGGGGCGCGCGGGCGCCTAGGTCAGGACGATCGAAATGTCGTCTTCGGCTCCCACCGCCGAAGGCTTGAACTCGAGGTCGGCGGTGAAGCAGTCCTCGCCGCTCTCGTCGACGTAATCGGGCATGAGCTGCTGGAAGCGGCCGTTGACGGTGACGATCTTCCCGGCGGCGCTCTCGTGCACCAAGGCGAAGGTCGAGAGCGTCCCGTTGAGCCAGAGGTTGTCGAGGTTGAGCGTCGAGGGCAGCAGCACCCCGCCCTTGGTCTTGCCGGTGAAGGTCCGCTTGCCGAGGATCTGCACGGTCTTCTGGTTGGGCAGGTCGCGGAACACCACCGTGTCGTTCTGGTCGAACGACAGCTCCCAGAAGGGCCGGTGGTGGCCGGCATAGGTCCAGGTGGTGCGGCCGTTGGCGATCGGGTTGGCGTCGTTCCAGCCGGTCCAGGTGGCGTCGACCTGGGCGAGCGCAGCCCGGGTCGTCACCGCGGCGACGAGGCCCTTGAACTTGAAGTGCAGCATCGGGCGCTTACCCTTCTCGCACTTCAGGCTCATGTTACCGCGGGCGTAGGTCAGGACGTGCTTACGCCGGCCCTCGTTCCAGTAGATGGTCACGGAGGTGGCTGCCGAGGTGTCGGAGAGCAGGCCGTATGTGACCGAGGTCACAGCGACGACGCTCTCCGACCAACCGCAGGCCTTGGCCAAAGGACCCCACTTCGGTGCGGTGCCGGCGGCTCCCGAGGCCGCGAGCGGCACATCGAACTCCAGCGTCCCGTACTGGCCGTAGACGGTGCCCACGACCGGGGACAAGCCGGGCCGCGCCGGATCGCCCGTCTCCTTCTCGCCGGCGAGTTTGAAGCTCGGGCTCTCGATCCAGATGGCCTCGGAGGCGGCGGGCGTGGGATCCGTGCCTGGGGTGACTTCGGTCTTGATCAGCGCAAGCTGGCGATCGGCCACGGCGCGTTACTCCTTCGGCTGGGCGCCGGCGTCGCCTTCCGGCGGCGTCGGGGCGTCGGTGTCTTGGGTGGTCGGTTGGGACCGGGCCGCGCGCTTCGCGGCCTTCGCCTGCGCCGCCTCGGCCTTGTCCGCGGCGTCCTGGACGCGGGCGGCGATCGCGGCCCGCTCGGCGGCGACGGCGTCTTCGCCGGCCTCCTCCAGGATCGCCTGCACCGGGGGCGGGGGCGGGAAGCCGCTGGCCGCGTTCGCGTCGGCGATCGCGATGGCGGAGGCCAGGGTCAGGGTTTCGCCGGCCAGGGCGGCCAGGTCTTCATTTTCGCTCACGAGGTGGGCTCCTGCAGTCGGACGCGGGTGGTGAAGTCGAGGCGGTAGAGGGTGACGCCGGTCGCCGGGTCGAAGTCCTCGAGCGCCTCGGCCGAGATGGTGAACTTCAGCTGGCCATCGGGGTGCATCCAGCCGAACAGGGCGGCCCGCACCTCGCCGGCCGGGGTCTCCAGCTGCTTGAGCCCGGCTGCGCCTTCGGCCCCCGACAGGGTCACGCGCAGCACCACGGCCACCGTGACCTGGAGCACCTGGCGCAGCGGGCCGGAGCCCTCGAGCGTCTGGACGTTGTCGGCGCCCAGGAGCACCACGAATGCCGCGACGTTCGCAGGCGTCTTCGAGCGGGCGACGGCGGCGAGGTCCGCGGCCGAGCCCACCAGGCGCAGCGACGGGCAGAGCCCGGGCTCCTTCAGCCGGTCGGCGACAGGGGAGAGCGGGAGCAGGTTCAAGCGCCGCCCCCGTCCGTGAGCGGGCCGGCCACATAGCGCAGGCCGATCTGGGCGAACTCGGCCAGGTTCTCTGAATTGATGCCCAGGAACGGCCGGGCCGGGATCTCGACCTTCATGGCGCGGATCTCCTGACCGTTGCCGCCGGCCAGGCGGAAGCGCAGCGGGTAATTGCCCTTCGGTCGGATCGTGGCGCCGAACTGGTGCGTGGCTGCGTAGACGAGGTTGGTTCCCCAGGCGACGCTGTCGGCCTGGACGTCGCGCACGCTGATGGAGCGCAGCAGGATCCCGCTGGCGATCAGCGTGCTCCCCCCGATCTTGCGGGTGGGCTTCCAGCTGGCGCCGTCCGGCGCGCGCTTGTCGAGGAATCGCTTCCGGGTCTGGTTGACGCCGGCCTGGCCCATGGAGCGCAGGGCGGGCCGCATGTCCCGGCCGCGCTCACGCGCCGCCCGAAGCTTCGAACGGGCGACCAGGTCCTGCAGCTGCAGCTCAAGCGCGGCGGCCATTTACGGCCTCCGCCGGAAGATACGCTCGCCAGGCTCTGTGGCCGCGGCGAGGCTGGGCGCGGCCACGGTTTCGGCCGCGTTCGCGCCGCCGTCCAGGCTGGCGTTCCCGGCCTTGACCCGCCGCAGGAAGGCGATGGCGTCGGTGTAGTCGTTGCGTGCCGCCTCGGGCGGGTTGGCGCCGTACAGCCGATAGCGCGTGATCTGGCAGGCGAGCCGAACCAGGTTCAACGGTGGGTCGTTCGCGTCGATCGGCACCGCGCCCGCAAGCTCGCTGATGATCTCAGCGTCGGCGTCCTGCAGGTGCGCCTCGACGACGCCGGGATCGATCTGGCCGTCACCATCGCGATCGGCGAGCAGCAGGATTTCCTGCTGGCCGTAGCGGGTGACCAGGTCGTTGGTGGAGGCGAAGGTCACGCGGCCTCCGCGGCGACCTGGTCGACGTGCAGAGGCTCGACCAGGTCGAGGCCGGCTTGCAGCGCGGGACGGAGGTGCTCGGGCGCACGGAAAGCGCCCGCCGCCGCCAGCTCTTCGAACTCACGGCGCCGCGCCGCCCGTTGGGCTGCGTAGGCGTCCTGGAGATGTTGAGCGGCGGCGGGGGACATCAGTCGACGGCCTTCACGAGGATGCCGGCGTCCGCGCGGATCAGCTCGAACTGATCCGGCGTCACCGAGAACGATTTGAAGGCATCGGTGAAGAGATGGCCCGCTCGCCGGAACGGCTTGCCGTCCCGAGAGCGCGCCTCGATCGTCACCAGCTCGGGATCCGTAGCCCCGGCGGCGAGCGCCAGAATCCGTTGTGCGAAGGGCACGCCGGAGCGGATCATGGTCAGGCCTTCCTGGAGCATCGTCTCCCGGATTGCCTCGGGAAGATCGTTCCAGGCCTCGACGGCCAGGCCGCTGACCCGATGGGTATAAGCGACCAGCTCACCGAGCTGCCCTTCGCGGCCCCCGCCGAAGTCCAGGATCGCCGGGAGCACCGAGGAGCCGAGGAGCGTGTCGGCCCATAGCGCCTCGTCCGCGGGCGGCGCGGAGGCGTGAACCTCCGCCCCGGCGGCCTGCGCTTCTCGGTGGTTATCCTCGTGTTCGGCCGGGCCGGCCGCTCCCGTGGGCTCAACAACGGGAGCGACCGGTCCTTCCGACGCCGCCGCTGAAGAGGCCGGCGGCGCGGATTGGGTGGGACGTTTGGCCATCAGCCGTGACCTACAGGTACTGGCTGACGAGCAGCTCGGCGGAGCCGGCCCACTCGTTGGTGTTGCCGCCGCCGGTCAGCTCGCTGACCACCAGCCGGCGGGCGGCGCCCTCGAGCGTGCCAGGCACCACCAGCAGGTCCGGCTTCAGGCCCAGCGGATTCCCGGCGTCATCCTTCAGAGCCATCATGGCGGCGCGGGCCGCCTCGTAGCCGGAGGCGTCCAGGGTCTGCTTGGATCCGAACGCCATCTGCCAGAAGCCGAAGCCGACATTGCAGCGGCCGTCCGAGCCGTAGACGAACTTGTTCTGGTTGAAGACGTTCGGGTCGGTCGGCTTGTCGAGGCCGGTGAAGCCGAACGGACGACGGCTTTGGTAGATCAGCGGCTTCAGCGCACGGCTGGTGTCCAGCAGGAACCAGGGCGTGCCGGCGCCGCCGCCGTGGTTCGAGACGACTCCGTCGCCGACCGGGTGGTCGGTGTCGAAGAAGTACTGGCCGTCATAGCACTTGGTGGTGAAGCCGGCGGCGAGCAGGGCGTAGACGAGGCTGTCGGGAAACGCCGCGACAGACCGGCCCAGCTCCTGGAACATCGGGGTGTAGATGCCGAGGCGATCGTCTTCGATATCGTCACGGTCCACGCCGACCGTCGTCTCGAACGTGCGGTTGGTGATCGAGTACTTGGACGCGGCCAGCTCATTGACCTGGCGGTCGCCGAGCCACTCGCGGATCTTCGGCCAGTTGCCGAGCCAGCCATAGTCCTCGGTTTTGGTGGACGAGGGCACGACGGTGGCGATGCGCTGATAGGTGGGCGCGACACCGGCGAAGCCGCCTTGGAAGCTGGTCTTGAACCCCGTGAAGAGGTTCGAGAGCAGCGCTGCGGTGATTGCGGACAAAGGACCCTAGCTCCTTAGTAAGTGATTTCGAGGAGGCCAGAGACCGCGCCGGCGGTGGCGAACGCCGCGGCGGGGGTGATCTGGATCCGGGAGCCGGCAGCCACCACGGTGGTGGCGTCGCCGGCGGTGGGGGTGTCGGTGACGATCGTGCCCTTGGTCGCGGCGTCTGCGATCGTGCAAGCCAGGCCCGCGACAGCGGTCACGCCAACGGCGGCGGTCACATCGCCGCCCGTGGTCACCGCCTTCTGGACGATCGTCTGCAGCTGGGTGATCGCGCCCACAACCGGCGAGACCAGCTCCTGGGACGTGCCCGCGAGCGTGTCGGTCTCGTTGATCGCGAACGGCAGGTAGATCCGACGCGGCCCGATAGCCGCGCGGGTGTCCACCCACACGCCGGTGGCGTCGACTTCCACCACACGGCCGGCGATCGGACGGACGCCGCCGCCGTTCGTCTTGGCCACCGTCTGATCGTCGGCGACGAAGCAGAGGGTGTCGACGTCGGCCGAGGTCAGCGCATCGCCGCCGCCGGAGTTGGCCAGGTGGAAGACGCCCTTCTCGACGTCGAGGCGGACGTCGCCGTCCGAGCCGGCGCCCAGCGCGCTGTCTACGGCCAGGCCGACGACGCGCATGGTGTCCAGCTCGGCGCGCGTGGTGGCGGCTCGCGCCGCGATCGCGACACCGGCCAGGGTGACCACCAGGCCGCCACGATAGATCTGGGCGGCGGCCTTGACGGGCAGGTTGTTGGTTTCGCCAGCGCGTCCTTTGCGCAGGCGTTCAGCGGCGAGAGCCGTCATCTCAGGCTTGCTCCTTCAGCGTGGCCGCGTAGGCCTTGGGTTCGAGGCCGAGCTGGGTGCAGAGCGCCTTTTGATCGGCGGTCAGCCCGTCGGCGTCCGTTTCAGCGCCCTCGCCCTCGACCTTCTTGTCTTTGTCGGTGGGGGTGAGCAGCTTCGGCATGGAGGCCAGCGCCTTCGTCACGCCCTCGGCGTTCTCGCGGGCCAGGCCCAGCCAGTGCTCCTTGGAGGCCGGCGGGATCTTGCCGTCCGCGATGGCCTGGTCGACCAGCGTCTCTGCGGACTTGTCGGCGTCGGCCTTCTTCAGGGCGCCCAACTCGGTTTCGGCGGTGGTCGCGCGGGCCAGGGCGGCCTGAAGGTCGGCCGCCGGCACCAGTTTGGCGGGGTCGCGGGCGTCGCGGGCCAGGGCCACCTGAGTGGTCGCGGCCGTGACGATCGCGTCGTCGGTCGCGTCTACGCCGAGGCCAAGGGCCTCCCGCAGACGCTCGGCGAGCGTCTTCATCTGTGGTTGATCTCCGGGGTTGCCGCCCCCACGCCGGGCCAACGCCGGCATGTTCAGGGCGGGGTGGGTCACCAGGGCGGCCGAGGTGACCGCCTTGATCTCGTTGTTCTTGTCGAAGAGGAACGCGGGCGAGGTGTAGCGGTACTTCTTCCCGGCGATGTAGCCGGCGCCCTCGGCGGTCCAATCCACCCGCGCCCAGACGGTGCGGTCCTCGCGGACCTGCAGGCCCTTGATCCAGCCGTAGGCGGGGGCGTCCTCGCCATCCCGACCTTTGATCTCGGTGGCGTGGTTGACGTCGTAGGGGAGGTCCGCGCCGTTGCGGGCGAAGGCCGCGACCAGCGCCTGCGGGTCGGGCAGCGTCCAGCGTCGTCCGTCGCGGGCTTCGATCACCGGGCCGGCCGGGAAGAGCTGCACCCACTCAGGCGCGATCTCCTCGCCAGCGTCGTTGCGGGCCAGCGCCAGCTCGAGGCCGTCGCCGAACGCAACCTCGGCCTGGCCTTGCGCATTGCAGAGGGCGAGGCGGAACGCCCCGGCCCCCTGCGACCGCGGGGCGGCTACATGGTGATCTCCCGAATGACGGGCTTTCTGGATTGCCGGCTTCGACATGCCGGGCCAGTATCGGGAGGCCCAGGCGCCCTGTAGCCCCGGACAGTTGTCCGCCTTGCCCTCGCCGGGCTCACCCCCAAAGATTCACTCGGCGCAAGGTCGCAGGTTCGAATCCTGCCCCCCACGCGGGGTAGCTCAGCCGGGTAGAGCAGCGCATGACGGAGGACGCCGGTTCAAGTCCGGCCCGCCAGGATCGCCAGTAGTCGCGGATCAGCATGTCGCGGCGAATACGGCCGGGCGGTAGCTCAGCCAGGTAGAGCGCCGAGGCCGGGGCAGCGATCCTGAAAGCTGCTCCGGCCGCCCGCGCTCGATCACGGGATGCCCCGTCACACGCTTTCAAAGGGGTCTACAGCCCCGCTGACCGACTTCGGGTGCGTGGACAAGGCCAAGCTTGGCCCCGGCCGCCCTGGGCGGCCATTTCTCGCGTCCGCTGAGGGCTTGCAATCCGGGGCCGCGAGCCCGATCTTAGCGACGGCGGCTAAGTCAACTCGCGTAGCCGGCCGGCGGGGCGACCCGCGGGACCGATGGGGAAGGTAGCGTACCCCTAGCCGCCGCTCTCACCTTCAGCCTGGACCGCCCGGATCAGGGTCAAGCGCCGGATCGCCTGTGCGCGCCGCCGCGGCGAGGATTGGAAGAAGGTTCGGACGCGCCAGGCCCCGGCCACTGGCTTCAACGCCGCGGTCCAAGTGCGCTCCGCACCGCCGTCCGTGAACTGGCCGAAGATCGTCACCACACCGTCCGCGCCGCGCCAGATCTCGCCGCGCTCGAGCATCAGCTGCACGCGGCGCCAGTCCCCCGGCGTGGTCGGGTGCAGGTCCGCCGAATGGCCGATGGCGGAGGCGTTGGCCACCACCACCTGGCCGGAGGCGGGCTCCAGCTCGGCCAACTTAGGCGGGATGACGCCCACGGGCCAACTCTCCGCAGGGAACTCCCCGACGCCGGCGCGGGCCTCCTGGGCCGCACGGTCGATCTCAGCTTTCGACGCTGATCCGCCCGCCAGGCGCGCGGCGACGGCCCGTGCGGCGGCAGACCTGGCCTGGCCGACCCGCACGGCGTCGGCCACCAGGTCGGCGAAGACCGGCAGGTTGACCAGGTCGGCGGCGGCGGCCCGCGCCATATCGGGATCGAGGCCCTCGACACGGCGCGCCAGCAGCTCGCCGAGATTAGCCCTGCGCTCGAGGCCGGCGTTGTAGGCGAAGCCCGGAGCGACACCCTCAGGCGCTCGATCGACGCGGCCCGTTTCCTTGTGCCGCCACTCGGGCCAGCGGGCCGGGTCCGCCACCCACCCGGTGTTCTGGAGCTGCTCCTCGCTGCTGAGCGCTTCCGCGCCGGACGACAGCTCATGCACGCTCACCTGCAGGGTGAAGCATTTGCAGTACCAGCCGTTGGGCGGGAAGTTCGTCTTCCAGAAGGCGTGGGTGACCGGCAGCACCAGGTTGTCCCAGGCCAGATGGTTGAGGCGCGGGTGGAGCTGCGGGGTGTGCTTGTACTTCAGCGCCGGGAAGTCCGCGGCGGTGTCCTCGATCGCTTGCCACTCGGAGGCGGCATAGGCCTGCCGCACGTTGGTGTCGTAGATCACCTTGGTCCGCCAGGGCGCCGAGAGGTTGACCTTGCGAGGGCCTTCCTCGAAGGCGTCCACGGTTTGCGGGCCGGCGAAGCCAAGCCCCTTCAACCGCTCTTCGAAACCCGTTCGAAACTGCTCCAGCGTCTGCCCGTCGGCGATCGCCTGGGTGACCAGCTCGCGGCCGGCGGCCAGCACGTCCAATCTGTGGACGCCGGCGAGCGTGAAGGCGTAGGCATGCTCCTCCTGCCACATCGACGGCCAGCGCCAGGACCGCTCGAGGCCCTTGCCCTCCAGGAAGGCGACCGCGCGCGGATCCGGGCCGACGTCGATGCCGAAGCGGCCCTCAGCCATGGCGCACGACCGCTGCTCCGATAATCGCCAAGGCTACGACGACGGCGACGGCCGCCGAGGCGCCCTTGCGCGGCCGCTCGCAGCTTGGGTCGGGGTCTACAACGGCGGCGACGGCGAGGAACGCCATGGCCGTGACGAGCGCCAGCAGCATCAGCCCGCTTTCCGCACCTGGTGGTCGCCGATCGCCGCGGCGGCGAACATCGCCCTGGCCAGCGAGCGGGCGGCGGCCGGCGCGGACAAGTCCTTCGCCATGGCGTCCAGGCCGGCGAGGATCTCATCGAAGCTCCCCGCCCCCCTGACTACCTTCACCACCGCCTCGGCCTCGACGCCGAAGGTTCGCTCCCAATCGTCCAGCTCGAGCTGCTGGATCTCGTCCATCGCCTGGTCGGCGGCGGCCTGGCGCGCCGGCGGATCCGGGCGTTGGCCGTCCTGTGCCAGCGCCGGCTGGCGGCGATCCCGGGTCAGGGCCGGTGGCGGCGAGGCGGCCTGGGGCGCGGTGAGCACCTCCTCGTCGGCCCGCGGCTCCGAAAGGCGGAACTTCTTGCGCAGCTCGGCCTGGCTGACCTTAAAGCCCAGCGGCACCAGGCGCTCCACGGCCTGGGACAGCAGCTGGACGTCCTCGGGGTCCTCGACCACCAGCTCCGCGCGCGGCACCGGCGCGTCCGGCCCCCAATTGAAGGCCACGAAGGGCGCCAGCACGTCGCGAGTGATCGTCCCCCCGATTCCCTTGGCGTCGGCCTTGATCAGGTCGCCGCGCACCTCGTTGAGCACCGAGGACTGAGCGTAGCCGCCACCTTTCTGCATGTCGGTGGTGCCGGTCTGCCCCAGCACGGCCTTGGAGACCTGGTTGTCCACGAAGACCACCAGGCGCTCGAACAGGTCGGTCCCGCCGGCGGCCTGGCCGAGGTTCGGGAACTCGATGTCCATGGACTTCGGGATGACGGCCGCAGCGTCCGAGCCCAGGCCGAACACGGCCCGCTTCAGCACGTCCACGTCGTCCTTCGTGGCCGATCCGTCGTAGCGGCCGAGCCGCAGCGGGATCCCGAAGATCTCCGCATAGGCCATCCAGTCCTTCATCCCGTAGAGCTTGCAGACGAAGCTGAAGGCGACCAGGCGCGCCAGGCCGGCGCGCGCAGGCAGTCCTGACTTCCGCATCGCCAGGTGGACGGCGAACTTGTGGGGCTCCAGCGGCGCGCCGTTCGGCTGGCCCATCTCCTTCAGCCGCAGCTCGCGGCCGGTCTCCCGGTCGAACTCGAAATGCCGCGGGTCGCGCCATTCGAAGCGGCAGGGCCGCCAGCGGTTGGCCCGGGTTTCCCAGATGATCTCCGGCGCCGCGTAGCCCTTCGCGATGGCGTCGAGGAGGTGGCTCACCAGATCGTCGGTCTCGTCGCACGTGAGCAACTGCTCGACGGCTTCCTGAATTTCGCCGGCGCGGGGATCGTCCTCCTGACCGCGCGCCCAGGTGACCTTCCGCTCGAGCCCTGCGACGGCGAGCTTGCGGGTCTGCAGAACCGAACCGTAGTGGGGGTCGCGCTCCTCCATCTCCTCGGCCAGGGTCAGGAAGGCGTGCATGTCCCCCTGGTTGGCCTGGCGAAGCATGGCGTCCAGCATGTCGGGCGTCAGGCCCGCCACGGCGGAGGCGGGGTCCCACGCCTGCCGCACGCCGGTCAGGCTGGGGCGCGCGACCTCCGAGGCCAGGATCTTCTGTGACGTGATCGGCCGGCCGTCCGGCCCAAGCAGCTGGGGCATGTCAGTACCTGTATCCGCGGAAGCTGCCGAGGCGGCCGCCGCCGTGATCGTTCTCGAGACGCCGGCGCGCCAGGGGACTTTCGGCCGAGAGGTCGCGGCCGAGGACCGGCTCGTAAGCGTAGGACTGGTAGGGGGTGGCCGCGGCGCGGCAGGCGAGCGCGCCGGCCCAGAACTCGTCAGCGTGGACCTCGCCCTCGTTGACCAGGCCGATGGAGCCGCCAACGCCGCCCTTCTTCTTGATCGCCCGCAGGTCGGTCCGCAGCTCCGGCTTCGGCGGGATCCGCAGCAGGCCGCGCTCAGCGCGGTCCTTCAGTGCAATGGCGATGTCGAGACGGGCGGGGCCAGAGAGGATCAAACCCGTGACGCGGGTCTGCCCGTACCGACGCTGCTCGTCCTCGACCACCTTCTCACCCATGCCTGTCTGGTCGATCCAGTAGGCGGCCACTCGGCGGGTTGAGAAGATCTGCGCCGCCGCGTCGTCCTGCTCGAGGAAGGTGGCGTTCCGCCCCAGCCAGCGGTCGCGTAGCCAGAGCACGTCACCCACCAGCTCGTAGCCGTGCAGCACCGCCAGGTCCCGCCGTCGCGCCACGTCCCGGCCGATATAGTGGAGGCCGCCGGCGTACAGTTCGGGCCGGCCGGCGTCGGGGTGCTCGCAGGCGGCGATCACCTCCGGCGACAGCCAGGAGCCGGCGCCAGCCTTGGGGATGCAGTCCAACTCCTCCTCGGCGTCCTCGCCATAGGTGTCGCGGATGTCGGCGATCCACTCGGCCTTGCCGGCGATCGGGCGGCCCTTGACGTCGGCGGTGAGCTTCACCCGCTCGTAGAGCCCCGCCTCGATCGCGTCGGCGAAGCTGATGGTGATCGTCTCGCCTTTGCGGCGACCGGCTCGAATGTCGTCCAGGAGGAGGTTGAACGGGTTCGCCACGCCGTCATGGGTCGAGACCACCACGACCTGGCCGCCCCACATCAAGAGCGCGATCGCCGCCTTCAGCACCTCGGCGAGATCCTTGTGGAACGCCGCCTCGTCGATGATCACCAGGCCCTGCTTGCCGCGAAGGGCCCGGGGCACGGACGGCAGCGCGGTGATCTTGAAGCCCGAGGCGAAGCGGATCCGGAAGGCCTGGACGTCTCCGTCCACCAGCTCCTCGTCCTGGGCTTCGGCTGCGATGCCGAAGGCGCGCGCCCACATGGCGCAGGTGTCGATGAACTCCCGCGCCATCTCCATGTCATAGCCCATGTACCAGGCGTTCATGCCGCCTGCGGTCGGGGCGGCGCCCGCCTTCAGGACGGCATAGGCGGCAAGGCCCCAGGTCAGCCCGATCCGTCGGCTCTTCTCGATCGCCAGCAGCGAGACGCCGGAGAACAGCCGGTTGACCGCGTGGGCCTGGTAACCCAACAGCACGTCGCCGCGGGGCATGCGCGAGAACGCCGCCTCGGCGGCGGCGTAGTCGGCTTCGCGTTCCAGGTTCGGCGGCAACGTCATCCGTCCGCCCCCAGCACCGCGCTGCGGATCGCCTGGATGGTGTCGGCCGACATGCCTTCCTTCTTGGCGACCTTTTCCGCCGCGTCCGCCGCCTTCTTCCGGGTCTCCTGCTCGATCCGCAGCGCGCGGTCGGCGTCGGTCTTCTGAGCGCTGGCGGCGGCCTGCAGCGACTTGGCGAAGAGCATCAGGCTCTCGGGGTCGAGGGCCTGATCCTCCTGGATGTTGCCGATCATGTCGAAGGCCAGGGACTGGAAGGCCTGCAGCAGCACGCGCATCCCCTGGCCGTCGTTGATCTGCGGTCCGACCTCGCGAGCCAGGGCGTCGGCGAAAGATTGGCTGCGCTTCAACCGCTCGCTCAGCGCCTCGAACTTCTGGGCGTGGCGGTGAACCGCCGAGCGGCTGGGCACCGGCGCCGCCGTGGCGCCGTTGAACTTCAGCATCGCCTCGAGGCGGCTCATGACCTCGTCCAGGCTGCACTGACCGCCGTTGAACTCGACCAGCCATTGCTCGAGCTGCTTGCGCGCGCCTTCCGGCAACCGCTCGACGGTGGACCGCTTGGCCATGGCTCAGGGCCTCGGCGACGGGCGCTGCACGCCGGGGACGACGGTGCGGCCTTCGGCGACGTCCAGGCCGCGCTCGGTCAGGGTGGCCACCACCAGGCCGGGATGGTCGCCCACGGTCAGCAGCCCCTGCTCGGCCATCCACGCCAACTCGGTCTTGATCTGGTCGCGGGTCGGCGTCAGGCCCACCTCGGGCAGGGCCGAGTGCAGGATCGAACTGTTGGTGGTGCAGCTGGGCGCGCCCGACAGCACGCGCAGGATCGCGATGCGCAGGTGCTTGGCGTAGTGCTCGGCGAAACTCATCAGACCTTCACCCCCCGCTCGATGAAGAAGTCTTCGAGGCGGCGTACCCCGGCGGCGGCGGCGGCGGCGCTGGCCCCCGAGGCCTTCACCTCGCCTTCGACGCGCGCCAGGTCGGCCTTCGTCGGCAGGTTCGAGATGTCGTCCTCGACCTCTTCCATGCGGCCCTCCAGCTTCGTCAGTTGGGTGTCATGGGCGTCGATCTTCTCGTCGAGCGCCCGATCCCGGGCTTGCGACCGGCCTTCCGCCGCCTCCACCTGGTTCTTCGCCACCTGGCGCATCGACCATGCGAGCCAGGCAGTGAAGCCATTCAGCGCCACCAGGATGACGGGCCAGAACTTCATGATCTCGGACACGGGGGCACTCACTCCGGGAACAGGCGCCGGCGACGATCAAGCGTGCGCTGGCAGTCGATGCAGCGGCTCGCGCCCGGACAGGCGGCGATGCGCTCGGGTTCGATCGGGTCGGCGCAGGCGAGGCACACGCGAGTGAGCCGCGGATGGCCCTGCGCCGCCGCTTGGCGCTGAATGGCGCGGAGCGAGACTTCGCGGGCGCGCTGCTCCACCAGCTGGGCCTGGTCGATCCAATCGGTCATGCCGAACCCCAGCCCGGCGCGCCGAACGCCCGAACCGCCGCCCAGATCAGCGCCCTGCGCCAGGCGGGCACGCCCAGCGCCTTCAAGGCCTCCACCAGGATCGCGTCGGCTTCGGAGCGGCGGTAGGCCTGCTTCCGGGTGCGCTTGAGCTGACCTCGCCAGGCGCAGGAGCCGCCGGTGGCATAGAGGAAGTCGTGCAGCACATAGGCATTCGAACCGCGGTCGCTGGGCGAGAAGCCGAACGACCATGCCGCCTGCGGGATCGAGCCGAGATCCGTGCGGAAGCCCGCGGGGACGGTGATCCGTTCGCCCGAGCCTTCCGCGCCAACGTCGTAGGGCAAGGCCGAGGTCAGGTCCCAAACGGTCCGGCCTTCCACCACGACGGGCATGCCGGCCTTGTCGTAGACCTGGAGGATTCCGAGATGATCGGTGAACCGGCTCACGGAGCGGCCGGCTGCGCCGTCGCCGGCGTCCCGCAGTCCTGCAGCACCTTCACGCCGCCGGTCAGCTGGTCGCGGACGGCCTGCCGGGCTTCCTCGGTGATGCCGTTGCAATAGATGGCGCGGGTGACGCGGGCGGCTTCCACGCCAGCTTGCAGCGCGGCAGGGTCGGTCGTGCTGCACGCCGCAAGGGCGGCGGCGCTGGCGGCGAGTACGGCCATATTGACGACGAGCTTCAAGGTCCGGTCTCCGGGGTTGGGATTGGGGATGCGGGTGGCGCCTTCCAGGCGGTGACCAGGCGCATGACGTCCGTGGTCGTGGCGCCGGCCATGTAGAGCAGGGCCGCCAGGGCGTCCGAGGCGATCAGGGCGTGCGCGATCGAGCGGAGGGCCGCCGGGTCCGCCAGCCGGCCGACGATCGACCACAGCAGCCCGCC